GCTGATGCAGTATCGCTGGCGTGAAGCCAAGTTCTGCGTGGGGTGCCTTTATTGTGCAGCAAAACCTTCTTGCCTAGTGTTAGATACTTGATAGCGTGAGGGATAAACTTTTCAGTGTATTGACCAATGCCGTAATTGTTTGTTGGTCTGACAATTACATATGGTAAATTATATGTTCTTGCCCACGCAATAACCAACATGTCGGCTGCTGCTTTTGTTGCACTATAAGGATTGCTGGGTTTTAATAGATCAGTTTCTTTATGAAAACCCTGATCTAAATCGCCATACACTTCATCTGTACTAAAATGTAGTAGTACAGGTGTCTTTTTTCTACCACTTATTTTTGTTCTAATAAGTTCTAAAATATTATGTACGCCACTAATGTTGCTGTCTACAAATTCAGAACTACTAACAATGCTGTTATCCACATGAGTTTCTGCGGCTGTGTTAATAAAATAGTCGCAGTCATAGATCATTGTTAGTTCATTAATATCTTTGTTTTCAAATTTGAAGTTCTTATAAGAAAGCAAATCATCAAGTAGATTCCAATTAGCAGCATAGGTACCTTTATCAATACCACATACATACCAACCTTTTTCTAAACAAGATTTCGCAACATGATATCCAATGAATCCTAAACATCCTGTAACATAAACAGTTTTATACATAAAGCCAATCCTGATTGTTCAAATACCAGTTTACAGTCTGTTCGAGTCTTTGCTGATGGGAGTATGGTGCGATCCAACCTCTTTCGTAGAACTTATGTGGGTCCACTGAAAAGCATAGATCGTGTCCAGGCCTATCAACTGGTATAAAGTTATAATTTAGTGTTCTACCCATTATGTCTGCTATGTTATTGGCGAACTCAAAATTATCAATAAACTTGTAGCCTGCACTATTCCATTTTTCACACAGGGCTGTTTGTTCTCTAATTACAAAGTCCGTGTGACTAGCAACGTCCCCTGCATAGAACCACCGGCGGCCACCTATTTGATTTTCTTTACCCACATGAATATCTAAGCATTCGTTGTTGAGCAGTTTTTTAATAATAATCGTAGGTAATCTATTTGGCTGGCACATTGGGCCAAATGTATTATTAATATGTATGATGCTCACAGGCAAATTATAGGTATGTGAATAACTTACACAAAGTTCTTCGCCAGCAGCTTTTGAGGCTGCATAAGGGCTGTTGGACCGATACGCATCGTCAGCGTCACTATCATTACCAATTGGTATTGGGCCAAACACTTCACCTGAACTGTAATATACAAATTTCTTAAGATTAATTTGTCGTGCTAGTTCTAATAGATTCAATGTTCCTATTACATTATCTAGAACAGATTCAACAGGTGCGCTAATACTATCAGCAGCACTTGGATTTGCTCCAGCATGTAAAATAATATCTATGTCTTTAAATACACTTAAATCGTAAGGGTCTCTGATATTATGTTCAACTATTTTGATCTTATCAGAGAACTGTGCAATTCTTTTTAGATTTTTTGTTCCTGGTCGAACCAAACAGATAACATTATTATTTTCATAAAATTGTTCAACTAGGTAACGACCTATAAATCCTGTTGCGCCTGTAATTAGTATGTTATTCATTGTGATGCACATAAACTAGGTCGGTCGCATGTGTTGCTACATGCTTATATCCATACCGGTCTAGGAAAGACTGAATCATTTCAAATTTAACACCATATCGCTGAGCCCATGGTGCGTGCCATTCTATAGAAAGAACTGGTTTAAACTTATTAATTGTTTGTTCTGCACCTAACAAGCCAAAATATTCATAACCTTCAGTGTCTAGTTGTATTAAGTCACAACGATCAAGTTCTAGGTCATCAATTTTAAATGTTGGTATAGTCCCCATGCCGTGAACATGAGTTGCACCGACATCGTGTGCATGATGATTTAATGCTATAAATCTGTGTGCGTCGCCTACAGCAGCATTGAATTTTACAACATTAGGATAATCACAATTCATCGACAATGCTAAAAAGTTCAATGGCTCTGGCTCAAATGTGTAAACTCTTTCAAACTTCTCTGCATACTTACGAATGTAAAATCCAGCGTTGCCACCTGCTTGCACAACAACTTTTCGTTCTGGAACATGTGTGCAGAGATTGTCAACAACATCGCTATGCTGATGCATATAATTCCAGCAACCTTGGTCTCCCATAGGCCACCACCAATCATCTCGCTTTTCTAGTTTATCAATAAGTCTATTCACAGCTAAGTCCTTTTAATGTTTAGATAGCAAGGTTCATTACTGTAGATAAACTCGTGCCAGATACTTCTTAATTCTTCTTCGCTGTTAGGTTTGTAAATCTTGATATTAGGAAACGCCTTTAAAGCATCTTCATCATCTACAGCCCAATGGCTAAATCCTAAGTGCCCGTAATCTTTATCTCGGCCACTGCCTACAAGTTTTACTGGTGCACCTTCGTGATCGAGATAGTTTCTCAACCATTCGTATGGCCTAAAAATCACAAACGGAGTAATACTATAGCAAACGGGAATTTTGCCGTTATGTGTAAGACCCACAGCAGTTCCTAGCATTAGCTGTTCAGCAGCACCAACATTAAATGTTCTGTCGGGTGCTACTTCTCTGCTTTTGTTTAGTACACCAAAGCCCAAATCACCTGTTAGGAGGTAAACATTATTATCATTGGCTAATGTTTCAGCCATCAATTGTCCAAAAAGATTTCTCATAGTTTATCTAAATCCTCAGGCTTTAAAACATAATAATGTGTTAGTACACCTTCTGCAAAAGGCCACTTTGGTGGCTCAGTGTTACGAATGTTGATCCGCGGCAGGAACGCCCGTAACCTATTGTTGATATAATCTCTATCAATCATATCGTAGGCAATCATTCCGTTCACATTAGCGTAGACTTCTAAGTTATCTAACTTTGCTTCATAGATAAATCGTAGTGCTTCCCAAATAGAACCTTCTCCGCACTCACCGTCACTGATAAGGCAATGTACTTTACGATCTCTATTAGCTAGAGCGTAGCCTGTTGCTACAGTAAGACCCATGCCCAAACTACCTGTGGAGCAATGAATACCATCTTCTAAGCAACGATGTGGGTGTACACCGTGCTTGTGGAAAAGTTCCACTGCATCGCGACCTTCATACTTTTCTTGAACTACATACATTGCAAGAGCGGCATGACCCGAGCTTAAAATAAAAGGTTCGTCTGGTTGCTTTAATGAATAAATCTCATCAATTATATTAACAGCATTGAGTGTAGAACTAAGATGTCCTATCTTCTCTTTAAAGCTGATATCTATAATTCGTTGCTCTAATTGGTTCACGTAAATGCCCTCATAAACTCATCAACCTTCTCACCAATGTAGTTAATTTGTTCTTCTGTAATCACAGGGCTTGTGCCGTGGAAGAAAGTATTTGTTAGAGAGAATGTTGCATTTGGAAAATTATTCTTAGCTTCCATTGGATCCATCAAGTGACTGTAAGCAGGTTGTAACATAATGTTGCCTGCAAAATATGGTCGTGTTTGAATCAAGTTATCTTCTAAGTGTTCAACTAACTGTGTTCTGCTAAAAGGAGCAGACTTTCTAATTGTTAGCGGGAAGGCAAACCAACTTGGATTACTGTGTTCTCTTGCTCGTGGCAGATGGAAAAATTCTTCATACTTTTCGTAAACCTTAAACAACAGATTATAATTTTCTCTGCGTCTAGCATGAATCTCATCTAGCTTCTCTAGCTGTTTCAATCCCATAGCACTTTGCATTTCAATTGGCTTTAGATTGTAACCAATTTCATCATACACATACTTGTGGTCAAAGATTTCATCGGGCATGGTAGGAATCCAATTGTTGAATCGCTTACCACAAGTTCCCTTCTTTAGTTTATTTGCATGAGGACCAACGCAATAACAGCCGCGACCCCATTCACGGAAACTCCGTAGAATAACTTCTTGTTCTTTTGTGTTAGAAGCCACGAAACCGCCTTCGCCCATTGTCATGTGGTGCGCTGGATAAAAACTACAGCTAGCCATTTCACCAAAGCTACCAAGTGGTCGATCCTTATATGTACTGCCTAGTGCATCACAACAATCTTCTAGTAATACAAGATTATACTTGTTAACTAATTCCATTAGCTGATCCATGTTAGGTGGGTTACCTAGTACATGGGCAAATGTAATAACCTTAATATCAGGATCATTTGCAAGAACACGC